CACAGCATGTTGACTATGAAACATTTAGAATTAGTAAAGATAATACTCTAGGCGTTGCTGGAACAACACTTAGAGTTTTAGATTATAAAGAGTACGTAGACAAGTACATCGAACAAGAAACAACATCAGACGTAGGTGGTGTACCTCTTTATGTATTTAGAACACCAGATAATAATTATGGACTTTACCCATACCCAAATAAAGCATTCCAATTAAAGTATGAATACTATAATAAACCAACGGCATTAAGTTCAGCAACTGATGTGCCAACTGTTCCTGAACAATTTAGACAAGTTATAGTGGATGGCGCAACAGCATATGGGTATCAGTATCGTGGTGAGTCACAACAATATGGAATTAACTTTTCACGATTTGAAGAGGGCATCAAACAAATGCAGTCACTACTACTAAATAGAACCGACTATGTTCGTTCCACGTACATTCCAAGGTCATTACGATATGGTACAAATGTAGCGACATTTACATAGGTGAAATAAATGGCAGATGAAGCACGATTAAGTCCATTTGTTTTTGCTTGTCAAGGTGGATTAGTTTTAGACCAATCAACGTTTGCTATGCAACCGGGCATGGCACTAGAACTATCAAACTTTGAACCAGACATTAGAGGTGGATACAGAAGAATATCAGGCTATTCAAAATGGAATAGTAATATTGTGCCACAAACTTCATCAAGTAGTGAAGCAGTTTTATTATCTGCTTATTTTAAAGGCAATGTTATTGCAGCTCGTGGGCAGAAAGTATTTAAAGGTGGTACGACTGGTTCTTGGACAGAGATTGATACAGGAAGAACAAGTGCAGAAAAATATACATTCTTTCGATATAATCTAGGTGGTACAGAGTTTATAGTATGGGCAGATGGTGCAAACCATGCAAGTAAGTATGACAATACAACAGTTACAGATTTAAATGCAACAGGCGCACCAAGTGACCCAAAGTTTGTAACAGGATTTAAAGATGCCTTATTTTTTGCAGGCATGTCAAGTAATCCACAAGCTTTAGTTTTTACCGCACCATTTACAGATGATGACTTCAATGTTGCTAATGGTGCAGGCACGATACAAGTAGACAGTGATATTACAGGACTATTTCCTTTTCGTAATCAACTGTTTATTTTCTGTCAAGAACGTATCTTTAGATTGACAGGTAATACAATAGCCGATTTTGTTGTTCAACCTGTTACACGTGAAATAGGTTGTATAAATGGTTTTACGATTCAAGAATTTGCAGGTGATGTTGTATTTCTAGCACCTGATGGATTGAGAACTGTTGCAGGTACAGAAAGAATTGGTGACGTTGAACTAGGTACAATTAGTAGAAAGGTTCAAAGAAGATTTGCAGGACTTACAGATGTTGATGAATTTGATAGTGTTGTAGTTCCTGATAAAACACAATATAGGATTTTCTTTTCTAAAAGTTCTTTAGTACGTGCATCAACAGAAGGTGTTATTGCGGTTCGTAAAGGAAATGATTACGAGTTTGCTGATGTTAAAGGAATTAGACCAAGTTCAACTGACTCTGTTGTAGCTGCAGGAGAAAGCATTGTTCTTCATGGTGAGTTTGATGGATATGTCTACAGACAAGAACAAGGCAATACTTTTGATGGAAATGATATAGAAGGTAAATATAGGTCGCCTGACTTAACAATGGGTGACGCAGGCTTACGAAAAAACTTTCAGCGTGTTATTATTAACTATGCACCTGAAGCCACAGTGAATGCAGATTTATTTGTTAGATATGATTATGAATCACCAACAGTGGCACGACCTGCCGCTTATCCATTTGACACATCAACATCGGTAGCTATTTATGGAACATCATTATATAACACAGCTACATACGGTGGACAGTCTAACCCACTTGTTAGACAACCAATAGAAGGTTCAGGATTTGCCATCGCACTTAGGGTGAATGACAGAGGAACATCTGCACCATATTCACTAAAAGGTTTTCAGTTAGAATTTAACGCAGGAGCAAGAAGATAAATGGGAGCAACATACACAAGACAGTCTTCATACACTGACGGTGACGTAATTACCGCAGCGCATACTAATGATGAATTTAATCAACTCTTAGCAGCCTTTGCATCAGGAACAGGACACACACACGATGGTACATCAGCCGAAGGTGGTCCTATTACTAAACTGTTGGGTGCAGCTATTACTATTGGTGATGGTTCTGCTGGGGCTGATATTGCTGTAACATTTGACGGTGAAACAAATGATGGTGTTATTACATGGATGGAAGACGAAGACCATTTTAAGTTTTCTGATGATGTTGTAATAGATAGCTCTAAAAGATTATACTTCTTTGATGAAGGTGGTGAATATATACATGGTGATGGCACAGACTTAAATCTTGTAGCTAGTGCCGATATTAATATTCCAGCAAATGTTGGTTTAACTTTTGGTGATGATGGAGAAAAGATAGAGGGTGATGGTACAGATTTAACTATCACTGGTAATAATATTAATTTGACAGCTACAGCCGATGTTGTTTTACCATCAGGTGTCGGACTTGTATTAGATGGGTCAGGTAATGAAAAAATAGAATCTGACGGTACAGACATTAGTATTAGCGTTGGTGGTGGTGGTGACATAAATATACCAGCCAATATCGGTTTGACCTTTGGTGACGATGGTGAGAAGATTGAGGGCGATGGCACTGACTTAACAATTAGCGGTAACAACATTAATCTTACAGCGACTGCGGATGTTAACATACCATCAGGTGTTGGACTTACTTTTGCTACTGCGGAGAAAATAGAATCAGATGGAACTGACCTTAGTATAACTGTTGGGTCTGGTGGTGATATTAACATACCTGCCGACATAGGATTAACATTCGGTAATGACGGTGAAAAAATAGAAGGTGACGGTACAGACCTTACTATTACTGGTAACAATATTAATTTAACTGCTAGTGCAGACGTAGTTCTTGCCGCTAACACTGGTTTAGTTCTTGATGGTTCAGGTGATGAAAAGATTGAATCAGATGGAACAGATATTAATTTTAGTGTAGGTGCAAATGGTGATATTAATATTCCTGCTAACATTGGATTAACATTTGGCAATGATGGCGAAAAAATTGAGGGTGACGGCACAGACTTAACTATATCAGCAAACAATCTAACAGTAGACGCTGATGCCGATATTATCTTAGATGCAAATGGTAATAATATAACCTTTAAAGCAAACGGCTCTTCTATTTTAGATATTGCCAATAGCTCTGATGATGTTGAATTAACCGTTAGTACAGCCGATAAAAACTTTGCAATCAAAGGCACAGATGGTAGTTCAGCTATAACAGCCTTAGATATTGACATGGCTCTAAATGGTAAAGCAACCTTTAGTGGTGATGTTGTAGTTACAGGTGACTTAACAGTAACTGGTGATGATATCACTATGGGTACAAACACTAGCGGTCACATTATGGTTGCTGATGGTGCTAACTTTAATCCTGTAGCTGTATCAGGTGACGTAACTATATCATCTGCAGGCGCAATCACAATAGCTAATAATGCTGTTGAAACTGCAATGCTAAATGAAAATGTTATTAGTGGTCAGTCTGACTTAAGTTCATCTGATGTTGATATTACAAATGATGATTTACTTATTCATGATGCAGATGCAGGCGCATTAAAGAAAGTATCTGTAACAAATCTTATATCTTCTGCAGGT